GAGTTAAAGGGTGCCGATGATGAGATAGCGTGGAATGCTGGAGAGATTGATATTCTATTAGCACATCCGGCTAGTACGGCATACGGGCTTAACTTACAAGACGGCGGGAACCATGTAATATGGTTCGGGTTAAATTGGAGTCTTGAGTTATATCAACAAGCTAATAAGCGGCTACACCGCCAAGGTCAAATGGAGAAGGTAATTATCCATCATCTAATATGTGAGGGAACTCGTGATGAGGATATGATGGACGCACTAGCGCAAAAGGACCGGGCGCAGGAATATGTGCTGCAAAGTTTAAAAGCGAGAATTGATAAATACAGAAAGGATGATTAATATGGATCATTTTATAATGGCGGGATTATTCGGAGTTATTGTAATAATAGTGTGTTACACGACTATTCAAGTTATAGATATTGTTGATAAACGAAAATACAAGACTGTGTACGGGTTAACCCCAGGTAGATTGTATGAGCAACCAAAGAATCCCCCGCCGCCACCTACTAGGCTATCAGCTAGTGAAGAGCTAAGTCGTTACATAGCGAATGAAGAATTGAGACGTTTCGGAGAAGCAACGAATCGATTTGGTATAAATATGGGAAGAAGTATACTAGATAGACCTCATAGACCTTCCAGACCTTCTGAACCTCCTAGACGCATAGATAAGCAATGTGATGATATCAACCATCCTAGTCATTATACACAAGGCGATATCGAGGTTATCGATTACATCGAAGACAAGAAACTAGGATATCGATTAGGTAATGTTGTGAAGTATGTATCCAGAGCTGGGCATAAGGATGATGCTATTAAGGATTTGAAAAAAGCCCGTTGGTATTTAAATCGGGAAATTGCAAAGAGGGAAGAGCATGACAAAAGTCGAGCGTCTACTAATTAACAAAGGGCACTATCTAGATGACACGTATCAACTTGTCATGGATATAGTTAAGGTTGTAGATAATCTCAAGGATAATGTTGTTTCCGTCCCCATCAGGGGATTATTTAATTTAACAACCGGTGGACGAAGTAGACGAAGCTGTGGAAGACCTTGAAGTGTTTCCGTCCCCATCAGGGGATTATTTAATTTAACAGAATGCCAAGCTTATGAGTAAAAGACGTAAGAAAAAGACTGTGTTTCCGTCCCCATCAGGGGATTATTTAATTTAACTCTATTTAGATAAAAAAGGTAATGAAGAAGCTTTCTCTTGCTGTTTCCGTCCCCATCAGGGGATTATTTAATTTAACACAAAGCGGTAGAAAAGGGGTTAATTATGGCTAACACAAAACGTTTCCGTCCCCATCAGGGGATTATTTAATTTAACGTGATACGCATGATAAAACGTGCGTATGAGTCATTAGTTTTAGTTTCCGTCCCCATCAGGGGATTATTTAATTTAACTCTACTATCGTATGTGTCATATGGTGTACCATATACAACATCGTTTCCGTCCCCATCAGGGGATTATTTAATTTAACAAAACTAATAAAAAAGCAGTGAATAGCTTTAAACTTGATGAAAAGTTTCCGTCCCCATCAGGGGATTATTTAATTTAACAAATGAGAATCTTTATCAATCGAGAATTAATTACTGCTATGTTTCCGTCCCCATCAGGGGATTATTTAATTTAACATAATTGGACTTTAGAGGAATATTCTTCTCACCTGGACTATTTAGAGTTTCCGTCCCCATCAGGGGATTATTTAATTTAACGTGATACTGTGGCGGTAATCGTTGGTATATCCATATATACCGCGTTTCCGTCCCCATCAGGGGATTATTTAATTTAACTAACAAAGGAGCGATATGCGAACCATTTATTAACACAGAAAGGAGATTGCGATGAAAATCATTATAGAAGGTACTGCTGAAGAAATTTGGGCATTAATGAAAAAAGAGCCCTGCTGTGAACAGAGCTCTAGTAATCAATGGTTTTCTGAAGACAGTAATCGGAAATATTACGAAAAATCAACAAGTGGTCCTAACCTGAAAAAATAGTTTCGTTGATATATTTCCAAGCCTCCTTTGGTAACCAACCTTGGGTATTATTTATTACTTCTATGACCAGTAACCTATCATTGCTATCTAGATATTTGGTTATTTTGTCAGATACTTCTTGGGCTGATTGATAATTAGATCTAATTAAATAGGACGATTTCCAATATGTACACCAAGCTCCATCACTTGCCGATTTGATTGCTTGGATAACATTTTCATAATCTTGTCCCGCTTTATTCAAATCATAAGTAATAAAATAACGTTTTTTCATTCCACTCACCTCCTTTCTATATCCATTATAGCAAACGCGGAGGTGAGGGAAGTAATACTAATAAACAGATGAAGGGGGTGTAGAGATGAAGAACCCTGTAGGGGGGATTTATACAAAAGAAAATGGAGAACAATTTAATTATCAAAATAAATTTATAAGAGTTGAGCCAACAGGGGGTGATTTTTGGAACTACTTACCATTTATTGCTGTAGTGGTTTCCTCTGTTTCATTAGGCGTATCCATAGCATTTTGGGCGCTTAAAATTTTATGAAAATTAGATAAATTGTAATGGACTTTATAGAGCTTAAATTTTTTTCTATTAGATGTTGATAAAGGAGAGCGATGCCATGGTAGCCAAGCATATTGAGGAATTTTAAATTCAATGCAGATTCCCTCTTTAATAGAAATATTTTTATTAAGGACAACCAAGATAGGTAACTCTAAACAGCTGCCTGATGTAATTGGACCGCAGCGTGATTTAGGAAGATCAATAATAAAATTTTCTAAGGCCTTTGGCCCAAATGGACTAATTAATAAAGAGGGATTGTCTCTTAGCCATGGAACGCTAGATAAAGTGCAAAGAAAATGGTTTTCATTTGTTTTAGGGTTATAGGCTCGTAAATCAAAATAAGAACTATTGGTAGTGCTGGCATTCACAATGATTGCGGTTGTAAAAATTGCATATTGATTAGTTGAATTTTCAAAAACATTATTAGGGGCTTCTATATTTTTTGTAACATCTAGTGCAAAGCAATTGGTATCAAAATCAACAGTTATTAATCTTCTTTCTCGCAAATATGATAGTAAAGAAAGCAATAAAGCCGCCAATGAAATGATTATTGGAATAAAATCCATAATTTCACCTACCTTCTAAGGTGATTATACAAACAATTATTTAAGAATACACAAAATATTCATGAAAATTTTATGAACATCTGTAAAGAAGATATAAAGGAGGATTATTATGGACAGGAATAAATTATGTATAACAGTCGCTGAAGCTGCTGAACTAGCAAGCGTCCCCCAAGATGTAATTCGCCAATGGGCGGCTGACTTTGATTTTCCGTCGATGAAGATAGGGGCCCGAGGTGGCAAACGATTAATTCATTTAGATTCGTTTAATGCATGGCTAGGTAAACGATGCCAAGCAAGAATAGGAGAGTAAAAATGAAAAAATTAGCAGGTATCATGCTGGTCACATGTTTTGGGATTTTAGAAGGCTCAGATGTACAAGGGTACGAGTTGCATTCATCGACTATGCTACTGTTGCTTTTATGCACTGTATCTGCAGTAGCTATTCTTTATAAATCATTTAAGGAGGATGAGCATTATGGAAGATATTGATGTAATCGGAGCGTTATTTATTTTAGTATTATCGGCTGTCAGCATTATGTTCTACGGTTGGTTGATTTGGATGTTGATACAATGAGACCTCCAGTTCGAACATGTACTAAATGTGGCGTTCGGTTGATTCCGTATACCTATAGCTACATTTATGACGAGATTAATCGTAAAGCAATTAGAGTATGCAAGCCTTGCCACGATGAACATATTCGTCGTAAAAGTAAAAATGCCCTCACGCACGGCAATGCGTAAAGGGCAAAGATAAAAATATCCTATATAAATTATACCAGATAAGGAGATAAAATGCCTGAAATAAAAGCAATAAAAAACAAACCTGCTGTAAATGCATTTGATTTTAATTTCTTTGCAGATAACAGGGGCAAACACGAATCATTACAAAAGGTAGCGATAGTGACTACAAATAGCTATATCAAGCTTTCAATGCCGGCTTACAGAAAATTAAAAGGGCCTGAGTATTTCAAAGTTGGTATAGATATTAATAATAAAGTCATTTGTGTGGCGCCTGCGATTGCAACAGAGCCATATGTAATTAAACCGACCGCGGTACAAATTAAAAAAAACACTATTTATATATCCAAAAGTCGCAGCGTAATTCGTAAACTCCAGGAAATTGGAATCCCTAAAATCGTGGAGGGGAAATTAGTTGATGATGAATTACTGTTTAAATTCTAAAGGAGAAACTATCATGGAAAATCAAAATATCTTAACAATTAAATTCAATGACACAGAAGATCTTGCACTTAAAATCGCAGAATGGAATGAAATTTTAAACCATCAATGTTGCGGTAATTGCCATGACAGCAAAGCGCCTACAGTAACAGTTTGTGAGACTATCGATGTAGAGACTGTAACGCCTAAAGTCGAACTAAAATCTGAAAAATCTGAAGTAAAAAAAGAAAAAGCACCAAATAAAGTTACTAAAGAGGCGGAAGAACAAGACATTCATGTGACAGACCTAGAAGGTAATCCAATTAAAGCAAAAAAAGAAGAAAAGATTGAGCCAGTAGTAGAACCTAAATCTGCTGAAACAACAAAGGTCAAAGAATCTACACCAGTAGAAACCTCTCAACAAGATACAGAATTAGACGTTGCTGCTGAACCTGTAGATAAAAAAGCCTTTTATAAAGAATTCCGTGCATGGATGGGCGAAGATGGGGTAAAAGCAAAAAAAGCACTTGCAATTTTTAGCAAGCATGGTGTTACTCGTCCATCTAGTGACTCTTTGACCGATGATCTTATCACCGATTTGAAATCCATTATGGCAGAGAAGGAGGCTTAAATATGGCTAAACAACATTTTAAAAGCCAAGCAGATATATGCAAGAAGTCGCTAGACATATTACATAAGGCCATTGAAATGGACCCTGGCAACGCTGAGGAATACGAAGCCGGTATCGCGTATACCGAGGGTGTCATGAAAGCATCCAATGCGATTGTAAAGGCTTATGAAATCGTAGAACCTGCAAAGAAACAAAAGGCAGAGCCTGAGGCAGAAAAAGCTGAAACTAAAGGCAAGAAAACAAAAGCTACGACTAAAAAGTCTAAACCCAAAGAAGAACCAGCGCCAGTGGTAGAAGTAACGCCTGCATCTGTTGAAGAGAAGGAAACAGAAGATCTATTCGCTATGTTTGGTGATTAAAGGGGGAATTCACTGTGGAGATTGTATCCAGTACCTATATTCACAAAATGTTCGATAGCGTAATCCTAGAGGTTCCTTACGGTGCGGAGTATACAACTATTTGCCATCTCGATTGTGGATTTACATTTGGCGGTAGCTGGCAGCGTAAGTATTCCTATCACAATGGATATGTAACTGGTGCTAAATATTATACTTGTCCAAACTGCCATCTATCATCCAATCCCTACGATCATAAGATTTGTTATTCCATTAATGATGGGAAAGTATATCCTGTGACAGCCTATGTAGAAGTTATCAACTATAAATATTTTTTAGATTTAAAGATTAGATACCAAGGTATACAGCTTTTCTTTGATGGTAGAAAAAATGACCACGGAATGTGCACGGAAACATTGCGATTCGACTTTAAAAAACGTAAAGCTACATACATTGATAGATTTAGAGTTCGCCACGAACTCACTGTTGATTATATTCGTGAGAACGAGATTATGCCTGTGCTTAAATTCTTTGGCGATTCATATGCCATGACAGACTTTAATCGAAAGTTTTTAAATAAAACATTTAAAGCTTTAAGAGTTATGTTTGAAAAACGATTGAAAAATTAACCGCTCTTTT